ATATTCTGGACATTTTCATTTCCCATCAGAGAAAGGGAATGTAAGATATCTTGGTAATCCTTATGAAATGTTTTGGAATGATTGTGGTTCTAAAAGAGGGTTTCATTTATTTGAACCATCTACACTCGCTTTAAAATTTGTCGAGAATCCATACACAATATTCAAAAAAATATTTTATGATGAGGATACATGGAACAATAATAATTTTAATCCAGCAGAATATAAAGATTGTTTTGTAAAGTTAATTGTAGTAAATAAAAACAATTCAATATGGCTTGACAGAATCATAGAAAGGTTGTATGATAGTGGTATTCATGACCTCAAAATCATTGACGATACCGTCATGGATCAGGAAGAGGTTGGAGGCGTAGAACACGAAGATACCTTAACAATTCTAAATAAGTATATAGAACAAATGGATGACAAGCTTGACAAACCAGAATTGAAGAGCATTATGAAGTCCATTTACTTAGAAGCCTGTGAGGTACAGTAATGTTTATTCTCACTATAAAAGACAAAGCAAATGATGGAGCCTATGCTGTCGAAAAAAAAGATGGTACTAGGATTCTCCAGATTTTTGAAGAGCAAGACGATGCGGAAAGATATGTTATGATGTTAGAAGAAAATGGTTTCTCTAACATGAGTGTATATGAAATTGAAACAAAACAAGCTATTGCAGCATGTGAAAACTTTGGGTATAATTATGCCATAATATCCTCAGATGACTTTGTAATCCCCATTAGCGAAAAGCATGATTTTATTTGAACAGATAAGTTATAAAAATTTCCTTGCATCAGGTAACACTCCAATCAAAATTAATCTTTCAGATCATGATACTACATTAATTGTAGGTCAGAATGGTGCTGGAAAAAGCACTCTTATCGAAGCTATAGTTTTTGCATTATTCAATAAGTCATTCAGAAAAATAAATAAATCACAACTTGTCAATAGTATCAACGAAAAAGATTGTGTTGTAGAAGTATCATTTAGTATAGGTAGAAATAAATATAAAGTTATTCGAGGAATGAAACCAAGTCTGTTTGAGATTTGGTGTAATGGCAAAATGCAGAATCAAGACTCTCATGTCAATGATCAACAAAAACATCTCGAACAAAATATCTTAAAATTAAATTATAAATCATTTACTCAAATTGTAATTTTGGGTAGTGCTTCGTTTGTACCTTTTATGCAACTGTCTGCTCCAAACCGCAGAGAGATCATAGAAGATCTTTTAGACATTCGTATTTTCTCTACAATGAATGTGTTATTAAAAGATCGAGTCAAGGTTGCTGCAGAAGAATATAGAGACAATAGTAAAGAAGTTGACTTCTTAAAAGAAAAAGCAGAAATGCAACAAGACCATTTGAAGAGAATGGAAAAGACTGCTATGAAAACTGTAGAGCAGAAACAAAAAACAATTACTAAATTTGAAGGAAAGAATATAGAATTAGAAAAAGTTATCAATGAATTTCAAGAAAAAATAGAAACCTTTACAGATTTAGATAACGTAAAGATACTCAAGGATATCAAAGCAGTTGAGAAAAAAATTACTACAAATACAAATCTAATAAAGAGAACAGAAAAAGAAAAAACATTTTTTGAAACACATGATGAATGTCCAAAGTGTACTCAATCAATTACAAAAGAATTAAAAAAATTTCATATTGAAGAAAATCAAAAGACAATAGATGCTTCTGAAGATTACTTACAAGAGTTAGATGATGAGATTACTGTATTAAATAAAGATCTACAAAGAATTGCAGACAATAATGCTGAGGTATCTTCTTACAATTTTGAAGTTAAATCAAAGTTAAATGAAATGAGAAAGAACAGTAATATTATCAGAGAGATTCAAGGAGAGATTGATGACTTACAAAAAAATACAAATGATATTGATTGTGAGAAAAAGAAATTAACAGAGATTGCTACTAAAGGTATTACACTTCATAAAAGAAATAAAGAACTCAAAAAGAAAAATGAAAACTATGCTTTGGTTACAAGTCTACTAAAAGATACAGGTATTAAAGGGCATATCATTAAAAAGTATCTGCCTGTTATGAATCAATTGATTAATAAATATCTGAAAGATTTAGATTTTTATGTTAACTTTACATTAGATGAAGAATTTAATGAAAGTATTAAATCTAGATATAGAGATGATTTTACATATTCATCTTTTAGTGAAGGTGAAAAAATGAGAATTGATTTAGCTTTGATGTTTACATGGAGATCTATAGCTAAGATGAAAAACTCTGCAAATACAAATCTATTGATTTTAGATGAGGTATTTGATTCATCACTTGATGTATCTGGTACTGATGAGTTTTTAAGAATCATTCGAGGTGGACAACCAGACACAAATATTTTTGTTATATCACATAAGAGTGAAGTGCTACACGATAAATTTGATAGGGTATTAAAGTTTGATAAGGTGAAGAACTTTAGTAAAGTGCAAAACATATAAGATATACTAATCAATCAACCCATTGACTAAGCGCTTTGGTGGCGTTATAATAGCCATATAAACAAGAGGACTTATGAATCAAGGGGTTAAAACCAATCTCGCAAAACTACTTGCTACAGAAAATCTAGTAGTAGAACATGCTAATGTAGAAACAGCATCGTTTGATGTTGTGAACAGGGTTTTGACTCTGCCTGTTTGGGAAGCATCAGAAAATGTCTATGATATGCTTGTAGGACATGAAGTTGGTCATGCTCTTTACACACCAAACGAAATGATCGATTCTGATATTCCTACTTCATATGTAAATGTTGTAGAGGATGCTCGTATCGAAAGAATGATCAAATCTACATATCCAGGCCTTATCAAATCATTTGCTAGTGGTTATAAAGAACTAATTAAAAAAGATTTCTTTGAGATTGCTGGTAAAGATCTTAGAGAATTTAATTTGATTGATAGAATAAATTTATATTTCAAAATTGGTATTGCTGATGTGTCCTGTGTAATTCCTTTTAAAGAAGAAGAAAAAAAGTTTATAGAACTAACTCGTACTGCAACTACATTTGCTGAAGTTTGTAAAATTGCAAGAGAGATACATGAGTTTATGCAATTGCATAAGACTAAGAAAGAAACAGATATAGAATTACCTGATATCGAATTAAACAGTACAGGTAGATTACAAAATGCTGATCAAACTGTACCAGCATCTCCAGAAAAAGAATCAGAAAAAGAGAAAGATGAAGATCAGATTGAAGAAACACCTGATCAACTAACAATCGATCCGAAACAACCTTGGGATTCATTAGAAAATGATCTAGATGAAGTTGATGATCTTCTTGATGCTGAAGAAGAGGAAGATGATATGGAAGTCAGCACTCAATCATCATTTAATCGTAATCAAAAGAAATTACTTTCCAAAGATACATGGTCAACAATCAATCCTCCAGAATGTGATTGGGAAAGTTATATCACTCCCAATGATCAACTTGTAGATGATATGAATCATGCTAAAATAAAACTAAAAGATAAAGTAGTTTTTACATATAGTTTGAATAGTCCTGCTCAAGATCATAACTTAATTCAGATGTATAATAAAGAATTAAGTGAGTACAAGTTATCTTCTAAAAAAGAAGTTAATTTTCTTGTTAAAGAATTTGAGATGAAAAAATCTGCATCAGCATATGCTAGATCAACAACTTCTAAAACTGGTGTTCTTGATACAGCAAAACTTCATACTTATAAATTTAATGAAGATCTTTTCAAAAAAGTTTCAGTAGTTCCTGATGGTAAAAATCATGGATTATTGATGTTCGTTGATTGGTCTGGCTCAATGCACAATGAGTTACTTCCAACTATTAAACAACTATTCAATATTGTTCAATTCTGTAAGAAAGTAAATATTCCTTTTGAAGTTTATTCTTTTGTTGAGAATCGTGCTTCTGAATTTTATTACGGTGGAAAACAATACAGTAAATGTTCTGGAAAAAATAACACAATCGCTGTTAATGATTGTTTTCATTTAGTTCAATTCTTTGATTCACAAAGTAAAACTAAACTAGATGTTCAGATGGATGCTGTATGGATGTTAACTAAAATGACTCAGGATAATTTCATACATGGTGTTGATGGTATGGGTGTATATGAAATGGGTGGAACACCATTAAATGAAACTATCTTTGCAGCTTCTTACTTGTATAAAAAGTTTGTTAAAAATACTAAAGTTGAAAAAGTCAATACAGTATTTCTAACTGATGGAGAATCAAATCATCTAACTGCAAACAAACTTAGAAAAGATGAAGATGGTAGAGAGTGGACTTCAAGATCTCATGTTGGACAGAGTGGTACTTCAGTAAATTTCAATGATCCTAAGAGTGGTTATCAACAACATAAATTAGTAGAACCAGGCTATGATTCTTGGTCAGCGAGATCATTTGATGTTACTAGTAAACTAATTCATTACTATCGCTGGATTACTGGAAGTAACGTTGTAGGATATAGATTATGTAATGAAAAACCTGCTGCAATTACAAGATTCCAAAATAATAGAGATGAGTTTACTAAAGTGTGGAGAAAAAATGGATATGTTATCGAAAAGAATCTAGGATACAATGAGTTGTATATAATTAAAATGGGTAAAAGTTTTGGCGAAGTTGAAGAGATGAATGCTAATAGTAATTCAACTAAAAGTAAATTAAGAAACGAATTTAAAAAACATATCAAAAGTAAGAGTTTCCATAAGATACTCTTATCTAAATTTGTTGATCAAATCGCTTGACAACGCTAAGCGTTTGAACTATAATAATAACATACAAAGACAACCCTCATGATCATCACAACTGAAACAATTCTTGAAAATCTGAAGACTCAGTACGGCACAACTGTGACTCGCCAACAGATCACTGACACTGCCAAAAAATTAGGAGTATCACTTTCTACTGCTCTTAAAAGATTAAAACCATACAAATCTTCTAGAGGTGTATGGAATCTAACTATTGCAGAAAAATTAGAAAAGAATTTCAAAACAAAAACTGCTAAACCAATGCTTGTTGATTCTTTCGATACTGCATACTTAGATGCTAAAGATCTAGTTCCTGCTAAAGATCCAAACTATGTACCTTTTGGTAACTTCAACGATATAAAGAAGGTTATCAAATCTGGTATATTTTATCCAACATTCATTACTGGATTATCTGGTAATGGAAAAACATTCGGTGTTGAACAAGCTTGTGCTCAACTCGGAAGACAACTTATTCGTGTAAACATTACTATTGAAACTGATGAAGATGATCTTATTGGTGGTTTCCGCCTTGTTAATGGTGAAACCGTATGGCACAATGGCCCAGTCATCGAAGCCCTTAACAGAGGAGCAATCTTGCTCCTTGACGAAATCGACCTTGCCTCTAACAAAATCCTCTGCCTTCAGAGCATCCTTGAGGGATCTGGTGTTTACCTTAAAAAAATTGGAAGTTTCGTTAGACCCCAGCGAGGATTCAACATCATCGCAACCGCAAATACTAAGGGTAAAGGTTCAGACGATGGAAGATTTATTGGAACTAACGTGCTCAATGAAGCCTTCCTCGAACGATTCGCCCTCACCTTTGAACAAGAATATCCCTCCGAAACAGTAGAACAAAAGATTCTAACTGCTCTTGATATTCAGTTGAATGGTAAAACAAATGAAACCTTCATTGGAAATCTTACTAAGTGGGCAGACATCATTCGTAAGACATTTGCTGAAGGTGGTGTAGATGAAGTTATTTCAACTCGCCGTCTAACACATATTGTTCGTGCTTTCTCTATCTTTAAAAATGAAACTAAAGCAATTCAAGTTTGCTTAAATCGTTTTGATGAAGAAACAAAACAATCATTCTTAGACTTATACGATAAGATCGTAATGCCTGAAGAGGTTGCTGAAGAAAAAACAACTGCTAAAACAGATGTTGTTGACATCGAGACCTTTTCATAGTAAAATATAATTATCCTAAAATTATTATTGAATGAAGTATAATGAGGATAAACTTCTAAATGAAGTTCAAGATTATATAAGTTCGACTTACAGTGGTCACTACAGCTCAGGTGGGGTTCAGACTTTGGATCTCATTGATGCTGTTGGTGATGCCGAAGCGTTCTGTAGATCGAACATATTGAAATACGCTTCACGTTATGATAGAAAAGGTTCAGCACGTAAGGACATTATTAAAGTATGTCATTATGCTGTTTTACTTCTTCACTTCAATGACAAAACTGCCCGAGCGCAGGCCCTTAATGATGGAACTACATCATTCTCTGTTGATTATGACAAATGAATTTATCTTCTGAAACTTTTAACGTTCTCAAAAATTTCTCAAACATTAGTCCTTCCTTAGTTGTAAAAACTGGAAATACTCTTAGGACAATTTCTCCTATGAAAAACATTTATGCTAAGTATAATGGTGGAGAAACTTTTGATCGTGATTTTGCCCTCTATGATTTAAATGAGTTTTTATCAGGTGTGTCTTTATTCAAAGACCCAGACTTCCTTTTTGATGAATCTTATGTTAAAATTAAGAGTGGTAGATCTAGTGTCAAATATTTTTATTCTGATGCTAGTGTAATTACTGCTCCTCCAGAAAAGGATATTGCTCTTCCTAGTGAAGATGTAACTTTCCAACTATCTGATGTTGATCTCAACTCATTGCTCAAAGCTTCAAGTGTATATCAACTTGCTGATCTATCTTTGATTAGTCAAGATGGAGAAATGCTTTTTGTTGCAAGAGACAAACAAAATGATAGTTCAAATACTTTCGCTGTTTCTGTAGGAACAACAACTGCAAACTTCTGTTTCAATTTCAAAGTTGAAAACTTGAAGATCTTGCCAGGCGTATATGATGTAACTGTATCCCATCCAAATCTATCTGTGTTCAAACACAAGAGTTTAGATTTAGTGTATTGGATCGCCCTTGAACCTGATTCAACTTATGAAGCGTGAGAACTTTCTTTGGGTCGAAAAGTATCGACCAC